CGCAGCTTCGCTGTAACAACCGGCGACCACTGTATCAGCAGCCGCCGATGTCTTCAACCGTTAGGAGCGCAATTTTTTGGATAACCGCGCGCCACGATAGCGATCACGACTCGAAGAATCATGATTCAGAGCACAACAGGCCAAACCGGCGCGAAGAGCAATATTCGCACTGCCGCCGACATGCGCAACCCGCCAACCGGTGTTCGTCCAGAAGTGATCAGTCACGAAGGCACTGGTGGATGCTCCACCGCCAACCTCACGCACCAGAAACACGTTCTCCACGAACTGCCAGTTCTTGATGGCGCTGTCGCTTGCGGTCGGCATGGTATCACCGATGGCACTGTACCCGGCTGACGTGTCGTCTGCGTACACCGTCTCATCGTTGCTCACGTAGGACTGACGGTCTTGAATGTTCCAACCATCCAGCCAGTTCCAGCAATTGCCCCAAGGGTTCTCAATACCGCGATAGGACACCCAAGGGTCACCGTCTGCATCGTCAATACCACCGGAATAGTTGCCGATTCCGTTACTCAACCCCGGTGCTTCGTGCGGTGAATCGCTTTGGTTGCTGCTGGAAGACGGGTAGCTGCGAACCACGTTACCGCGTCCCAACACCGCCTGACTGTTCCAGCTACCGTACTCAGTGATGAACAGGATCATCACTGCCTGCCACTGCCAGAAGTCGTAAAGCTGGAAGCCCGCATTGTCTGCCAGGGTGCGGAACTCATTTCGCGTCAGACCCACCATTGGGAAGTTTCCCGTGGAGACAGACGCCAGCAGGTCTTCACCGAGGTTCACACGACTGGTGTTGTTGTCCAGGTTCAGGCCGTTGATGTACTCATCGGCACTGGTGTCGTAGACAATGGCGTCATATGCGCCCACGTAGGTGGCCTCAACGCCACCCGAGAAAGCCGGATGCAGTACATAGCCAGGCAAGGGCACCGGAGACACAGACCACGTGGCCACCGCCCCATTGAAGGCGGTACGCACGTAGAACGGTAGAATCTCCACCATCACCTGACCATCAGTACCGTCCAGGTTGGCAGGCGTCACGCCGTCTTCCTGCAAGGTACTGTCGAACTCATCCAGGTAGTATTGCACCGTGCCTGTGTTGTCCACGATACAGCGCCGCATGGACTCATGCGCAGGGGTCGCCTTGGGGTCACCTGTCCAAGTGTCGGTTGCCATGTTCCAGGAAACGGTAGCCGCTTCTTCAGCAAACACGATCTCTTCAAGATCATCGACACGCCCCACCGTCTCATCAATGGCACCCTGCACCTTCTCAGCGGTCAAGCTGCTGCTGCTGGGGTCATAGGTCAGGTCTTCGGCTGCGTGGGCTTCCTCAGACTCCAGGTGCGCTGTCAGCTCCTGCTGGCGGACGGGGTGTGTCGGGTCGGTCGGCTCACCAACAGCGAAGGTGCCACCACTGCCACGCAGTGCCAGGGTGTCCGGGTCGGCATCCTCACTGGCGTCGTCAGGGGAAAGCACAGGCTCCCACTGACTACCGGTGCCGGGTTCTTCAGTCGGCTCATCTACCTGAGCAATCCAGATACGCCCGTTATGGATCGTGGCTGAATCGGTGAAGTAGTCCTGATCCTCATTCCATTCCGCAATGCCCACTTGGTGCAGGTATGCCAGGAGCTGCGTGGTGGTGTAACCCAGCGCGTTGAAGTCCTGGAGCGTCGGCGCATCAGTCGGCGCAACAATGCCCCAACCACGGCGGAAGAGCGCGTTGATTTGCGCTGTCAATGAGTCATCAAAGGTTTCGGTGCCGAACACCGTGCGCTCTTGTCCCACGGCTTCTGATGCGAATGCATCCAGATTGCCATCATAACGGTTGATCTTAGGCATTGATTACTTTCCTCGCGAAGATGCCGCCCACACGGGACGGGTCGAATCTGTCAGCAAAACCGATGCTGTTCGGGTTGCTGTCGAAGCCGAATGTTACACCGGGTTCAGCCTGTATAACAAAACTGTAGCGCACGCCCTGGAGTTTCGGTAGCAGGTCAAGCTGCCTGATCAACCTCAATTCATCCAGCGACACAGACGGACTCACGTAAAGCGTCAGGCTCATGTTCTGGTTATCGACCACGTAGGCGCGACCACCGAACGCCTGATTGATGACCTCTTGAATGCTGATTCGATCATCAGACGCGATGTAAGCACTGCACACGTTCAGCGCCACCTTGGCGCGAATCAACCGCCGATACTGGTTATCGGTGAGCTGCTGACTGGTGTACTGCGGTTCAAAGCGACGTGCGAACGGTGCGCCTTCACGCAGCGCATTGAACCGGTCGGCAAACCCCCGGCTGTTGGGGTTCTGGTCAAAGCCAAATGTCGTTCGCGCCAGCACAGCAGGCACGATGCGCGACACTCCGACAATCTTGCCCAACACGTCCAGTTGCACACCGCGTGCAAAGTCTAAATCATACTCAGTCTCAAATGCACGAATCAGGTCTGCCAGCCGCTGCCAGCCGCTCATTTGCAATTCAATCTCGGCACGTGCCCTGGGCTTCTCCCAATATTGCTTGATCAGCAGCAGCGTGTATTCATCAATCAAGCTCATGGGATGACCTCGGTGATGTCGATGTTCTCCACTGCAATCTGGTACTTCTCATCAAGCGCTGGTTGCAGCTTTCCATCCGTCCAGGTACTGCCGTCATCATCGCTGATTTCCATATCCGTGACGATGTAACCCTCCCCGGCACCGTAGGCGTTCTCATACAGCTCACCGGCCTGCAATGACTCACCGATGACCAGCTCCCGACTGGCAATCTGTTGGCGGATCAGGTCAAGGTCTACCGGCTCATCACTGACCTTGCGCGTTACAGTCAAGCGCACGTGCAATTGCACATAGGTCGGACGGTCAAAACGCATGGTGTGCACCATGAAGAATTCATCACCGTTCGGACGAATCAGTATTTCCGTGTAGGTGCCTTCAATCTCACCCTTGGTGCGACAGCCGGACGTGCGCTGCTTCACCAGCGTTTCCACGATGTTATCCACCGTGCCGTTCTCCACGATGGCCCACACGGTGTTAGCCTCGATCCCCGTTACTGGGTCATCGGTCGGCTGATCGTTTTCATAGACTACCAGGTCAGTCACACCGGGGAGATTCGCCAGCTTGGCGAACAGCGCCCCTACGGTAGAGTAAGCCGGGTTCTCCAGGCTGCGTGCCCGCCGCTGGCGGAATTCCTCAACCGTCTCTTCCTCACGTCCCGGCGTGGCGTCAACGTCCGCACGCAAGCCTGTGACGCCACGCACGAAGGTCACTTCCTCGAACTCAGCACCGGTGGTGCCGCTGACCTCGCCAAACTCAGCAGCACGGAAGGTGACAGTGTTCTCCCCCGACACCAGCTCCACCGCTTCAGGTACGATCCATTCTTGCCCCAGCTCGTCTTCGATAGTGTAGCCTGATGATAGTGTCAGTGATCGATCCACTGTGACCACCAAGTCCCATTGTGACCGCGTGCCAGGACGCGGGAAGATACCCGCCAGCTTGCTGATCTTGTTCAGACCCTGCCCGTTGGCAAAGTCAGGGTCAAAGCTGTTTGCCAGCGCCAGGCAGAATTGCTGCATGTCCAGCCGCGCACGTGCTTCAATGCCGACACGCTGTCCATCCGGTGACTCCTGAGACAAGTTGATATCTTGCCCGTAGATGTCCCGGTAACCTTGCGCCAACTCGTCAAAGACCTCTTCGAAGGTCTGAATGCTGACGCCTTGATTCGTGAATTCTGGTTTCATGCCTCGACCGCCTCATTGACTGACTGCTGCACGCCGAAAATATCCTCATAGCTCAGGATGATCGTAGCACGGCGGTCAGCCCGGTTGTGTTCAATGTCCAGTTGCGTAAGTCGCACCACGCCGTCAGTCGCCAGCGTTACGCGCTCCACTTCACGCAGGATTCGATTGCGGCTGTTGGGACGCCCCAGCAGCTCGATCCATGGAATGTGCGCCCTCACGTCCAGGAACCAATCACCCCGGAAAGAGCGAATACGTGTCACGACATTCTGACGGATGGCGTCACTATCTCGCACATAAACAGCGCGTCCACGTCCAAAGCGCCAATCACCGGTGCGACTCAGGCCAGATACCTTCATTGCGGGCCTCCTGTGTTGTCTTCACCGGCTGGGTCAGTCCAAGTGTACGGATGCACGTGCGTACCGAAATCAATACCACCAATGGTAGCGGCTGGCACCGTCAATGTCCCGCTGCAACCGATATCACCATTCACGGTCAGATTGCCGTTGATGGTCAGATTGCCGTTGATGACTTGATTCCCGGTCAAGGTGTAATTGCCTGTCTGCTCCCGGTTCCCGTCATGCTCATAGTCGCCTTGTTGGTACGTGTCGCCGATATGCGTGATGACTTCAGGAATGGCGATAGCAGCAGCAGCGGGGTTCACACCAACGATGGCGAAGCCGTCAGAGTAGTCATGCATACGCATTTCAAGTGGGGGCTGGAAGTCACTTCCCGCATACCACCTGTCAAAGCATCTTTCGGTGAACAGCAGCAGGCAGTAATCCCCTACTGCAATGGGGTGCGCCGTGTAGCTGGTGCCGCCCTGTAGGAAAATCGGCGGAACTTCGATGAAGTCGGGGAGCTGGACGGACTCTTCATTGACTATGCGATTGATGACAGGGCGACAATTCAGCGTGGTATCACCCACCGCCGTGACGCGAGCGACCGTGACGGTGTGCAGATTCGCCAATGCCTCGAAAATCTTGTCGTCCAGCACCTGATAGAGTTCTTCACTCATTCCCCGACTACCTTGTAATTTTGCGCCCGTTTTGCAGTGACGGTTTGCAACCAGTCCGTGCCACCGTAGTCACCAGAATAGTTCATCTTGTCGATGCGATATACACCGTTCAGATCAGGAGCTGTTCGACTCTCCAACTTGCATAAGCCAGCCACCTTCAATGTCGGGTTCAACATCGTCTGGAAAGTCACTTCTCCTTTGCTGGCCTGGGGAGTGTTCAGCAAGCCGGTGCGTGCGGTCACCAGTGGGGCAACGTCGCTTCTGACCTCATCATCACGCAATACGAAGAGCTGTTCATCATCAATGAAGAAACGTTCGTCGTCATCCAGCATATCGGTGATTAAGCGTGCACTGTTACCCACCAGTACCTTGGGGCGCACCAGCGCTTCATGCTGTGTGATGGCACCTTCAGCCGTGTTGGGCATGTCCCCCAGCGCCGCACGAATCGCCTGATCCTTGCCGCGTACTGTCGCACTGGTGAAGCTCCCCAAGGCGTCCGTGCCACCATCCAGACACTCGATGGTGTTCACGAAGTCCGCACCTTCCCGCTGGTGTTCACCCTTGTGAACGGAGCCGCGAAATAGCAACTGCATGCGCCCCTGATAGCCCACCATCAACTCCAGCGGAATGTACTCGTCGTCATCCTCATCCTTGACCAGCGCCAGCCGATTGGATTGGCGAAGGTTCCACACCTTCAATATCAGCTTGTTCAGACTGGTGTCCGTGCTTTTGGTGGCGCTGAAGGTGACATTGATCGGCGGCACTACTGTCACCGCCTGGGCACCAACACCAATGGTCAGGCGGTAGTCACGAAGGAAGCGACTCATTCAGGCACCTCCAGGCCGCGAACCTCTACCATCTCAGCAGGGGTGACGAAGTACAGCTCACACCGTCCCGTGTCGAAGTCGTCACGGCGGAACGGGTCAATACCGGTATCGTCCGTCAGCACTACAGAGAAATCGAACGGATAGTTGAAGCTGCGAAGATGCAGCACAGATGCACTCAGTTTGACGCCCCGCTGCACCTTACCCTTGNATTCCACGTCCATGACCCATATCTGCACTACGGGCAGGAAACGCAGCGTCAGGATGATCTGCCCGTTTTCCACCAAGAGCGTATGGCGCTGGTGAGGATCGGCTGTGATGTTATCGATTCGAATCATGTCACCGTCCTAGAATCGCTGACGCCAGTGATCGGGTGCGCGTGCCTTCCGCCTCGGCAGCTTCCTGTGTCTTCTCCTGAGCGCCTTGATCAGTCCTGCCCGCCACCGATGCCTGAGTTGCTGGCGCTGGTGCCTGGTAGAACTGCTGAATATCGGTATAGACCAGCTCCACGGACTCCACCTTCTGAACCGTGATCTCGAAGCGTATCACCTCGAACTGGTTATCCCGGCTGACGGAAAGTGTGGTAATCGCCATGTCTTCATGCGTGCGATAGGCTGCATCCACACTGATCAACTGCTTGCCGTAATACACCGCTTCGATGAAGTCAATGAACTGCTCCCGCAACGGCTTATTCGGGCTTTCTTGCGGATTGAAGGCACCAAAGGCACTGCGTCCAATGTTGATGAGCCTGTCCGCACGATCCACCGCATCCATGACGCTTTGCCCGATGGACTGAGTCTTGTTCAGTTGCGCTTGGGTACGGTTCGGCAGTAATCCGCTAATCTGACCCACCGCGCTGTCACTCGGGATAGTGATGGGCAGCGGTGGGGCCAGCCGGATATGCTGGTCTGACACTTCACCATTGATCGTCAGTGTCAGTGGGTTGTTGATGATGTGGTCAGTCGCCACGCTGCCATCTTCCAGCACCTGAGTCGGCACCTGGGCAGTGTACTCACTGGAATCCGTGACCTTGGCGAACAGCGTGAAGCCGCCAATGCCTACTTCGACATCGGCGCTTCCCTGGAGCGAACGGTTACGACCGTTGATGTAGTCTCGAATCACATGCCACCCCGGTTGCTCATGGTGCGGGCATCCTGCAACTGCCGCTGCAAGGCGTCTTCCACCGCTGCCCCGGCACGCTGTGGATCATTGGTGGAAATGTTGATCTCCACATTCTGGTCAATGTTGCTATTCCATGACTGCTGTGTGGTGCTTCGATCCACGGCAGTGTTTCGATCTATCTGATTGACGGCTCGCTCGTCTGCTGCTGTGGTGGAAACCTGAGCGCGTTCACCGGGGCTTAATTGCGGTCTTTCTGGTTGACTGATTGGTTCTTCTTCATCGTCACCGCCGATCAAGTTGATAACCCACTGCGGTAAGATGTTCATCATCAGGCCGCGAATGTAGTTGGTCACTCGATCCCACATGCCCATGATGCCGTCCAGCATGTCACTGAACATTCCACGTACAAAGTTCACCCACGCCCTGAAGGCTTCGGCCAGCTTGTCGAAGGCCAGCATGAAGCCTTCCACCATCAAGCCAGCAACGGACTCCATGACCGCTACAGCACCTTCTGCCAACGTGCTAAACAGTCCCCAAGCGAATTCCACCATGGACGCCATAGCATCACCGATGTGACCCCACGCCGCTGTGAAGTCACCCTGGATGACAGCCACGATAGCCTTGAACATGGATTCGATCATCTCACCGGCTGGACGGAAGACCTCAATGATCAGGTCAACCGTCTCCATGACCGCGCCCACAATGGCGTGTAATGCGGGTCGAATGTCGATGCCAAAGAACGATTCGAAGAAATCGGCAATGACAGACTGTCCACCCTGGAAGGCAACAATCAGGTCATCAATGATCAAGATGGCGGCAGTGATGGCGGCAGTGATCAACACCACCGGTGACAGCACGATACTCATCACGCCGCCGAAGCCGATAGCGGCTACTTTGGCGATAGCGAAACCCGCCGCTATGGAAGCGAACACAGGCCACATGCGTTGCAGCATGCCCATGGTGGACGTGACCACTTCACCGAGCCAGGTCAGACCATTGACGATCAAGTCATGGTTGGCCTCCAGCAGCTCCACGAAGCGCTCCACAAGGTCGCCCATCATGGGGGCGAACCCTACGGCCACCATGTTCTGAATGCCCTGCATGCCGAAGCGCAGCGTCGTCAGGGAGTCATTGTAGGCAGCAACTGCGTCACCCTGTTCCCGCGTCACGATGCCAAGACGACGCGCCCGCGCTTGCAGGCTGTCCATCTCGTCACCGGTGAGGTTCAACATCTGGATGAGACTGCTGTCGATCCCCAGCGATGCGGCGATGGAGCGTTGCTCGTCCATGCTCAAGCCAAGCTGATCGAAACGCACACGCAGTTCTTCCAGCATCACGTCAGCGGTCTTCACCTGACCGTTGGCGTCACGAATGCTGATACCCAAGTCTTCGAAGGCTTGCTTGCCGCGTCCCATACCGCGTGCCGCGTCCCCGATGGAGCGCGACAAACCGGCAATGGATGATTGCAGTGCCTGAGCACTGGAGCCGTTCACCGAAGCAACGAACCCCAATTCCTGAATGGCCTCGATTGCCACACCGGTTTCCCGCTGTAGCTGCACCATCGGGTCAATGGTGTTGAAGACGCTGTTCGCCCAAGCGAACATAGCGCCTGACGCAGCGGTGATGCCCGCTGCCACACCCGCCAGCAATTTGATGGAGCTGTCCAACCCCTGGTTGAAGTCGCGTTGCGGCTTCAGGTCACCCTGGAACGTGAATCGCGTGACGACTTCATTTACGACTGCCATGGCGTGCCTGCTCCATCTTGTGATGCTCGATGTCCGCCGTGATCATCTCAAATTCAATGATGTCCAGCAGTTCCGGGGTGTCCAGCTCCTTCAGCTCCTTCAGTGTTCCGTACCCGGCCTTCACCAGCGCCAGGTACGTGAACATCTCATCCCCTACATTGGTTTCTTGGATGAAGTTTTCGGAGCCGGGTCGTCTTGGGATGCTGAGCCGGTAACGCTGGCGGGCATGAAAGGGTAGCTGATCACCGCGAGCGCTGTTGACACGAAGGTCAGGTAGTCTTGCGGGTAATCATCCCAGTGGTTCGGCAGCTTCGCCAGCAGGCTGTCATCAAAGCTCACGGACGCATTGATGATCTGCTTTTCGATCTCCTTGAATCGCGGGTCATCCAGGAAGCTGTAATCACCGCGCTGGATATCACGCTGTACATGGCTGAAGTAGGCGAACACCGAGCGCCGCTGCTGGTGTCGCATCTTCAGGAAGTGGTATTCACGACCGTTGATCTCGGCAAAGCCGTCCTCATAGACGGCTTTGATCATCTCCAGTCCTTGTTTCTGCTCTTCGTTCATGCGCTACCCCTTAGATATTGCGCTTGCCTCGACGGAAACGAATGACGTATTCCATCAGCCCGTTACCATCCTGGTTGTTCTTGGTGTCAGTCGGTAGCGTGGTGATGCTACCGGCTTCCAGTGTCCAGGATTCAGTGAACTCTTGTCCATCGCGGAAGAAGGTTTCCTTCACGCTGCCGTTGATCACAACCGGCGCTTCGCTGTTGACCCAACCAGTCAGCAGCACGTCATCAGAGCCGTACTTCTGAACGCGAAGGGTCAGGTCATAGACGTTACCGTCCATGCGCTTGTTGATGTTCACCCCCGTGGCGGAATTGACATGCCCGGTCAATGCGTTGACCGGGGCCAGGGTGATGAAGTCGCCTTCAGCAAACTGCGTCAGACCAGCGCCGTTCAAGATGACTGACGTGCTGTCAGCGGCGAGTGCAATAGTGCTCATGAGTCAGCCCCTTACAGGTTGAAGTTGATGATGACATCGACCTTATGGATAGCACCGGCATTCTTCACCGCTGCCTGCAATACCGGAGACTTGCGCTCCTGACGATCAGACTGCGGCTGATCAGCCAGGCTGCCAGCCAACCAGTAGAAACCGTCTTCTTCAATCGCCCGATTGAAGGTGTCGATGTCACCGAAGCTGTCCGGGCTTGACCACGTACCCGGTGCAAACACGCCCGCACGCACGAAGCCGCGTGTGGTCTTCTCACCCTGGTCGACAAGCTGTTGGACGCCGCGACGGGTCTGCGCAATCTTGGTGCCAGTGAGCGACAGCAGATTGAACATGTCAGTCTGCACCGCATCCACGAAGGCAATGAGGTTGTAGACGTTATCCACGAAGTCATTGGCAGGGCTGGTCAGCACCACGGGCACATCTTTGACACTGGTGTAGATGTCCAGACCCACACGGTACGCTGAATCAATTTCCGTCTGGCTGTACTCTTCAGCCGCAACTGACAGCGTTTTCAGGTTCATGGTCATGGCGCTGTTTTCGGCGTTGAAGTTCACCGTGTGAGCGCGTGCCATGTAGGTTACCGCCAAGCGGCGATTGCCAGACTTGCTGTACAGGCAGCGGAAGTTGTTCTGGCTGGCAAGGCGAACCTGCCACACCGGGTTGCTGGTGGATACTTCCAGATAGCTGGAGCCACTGAATACGTTGTAGACCAGCACAGCGTTGGCACCGGCCCATGCGGCGATGTCGGCAACTTCGTTATCCAGCACGCGGTCAATGAAGCACACGCCCTTGAAGTTGACCTCAGACTTGACCGCACTCAGGGCTTCCAGCTTGTCCTCAGCGGTTAACGTGTCTTCATCCGTGCCTTGGGTCAGGGTTGCACCGGAGCCGTCTGACAGCGCCAGAATGTCACCGATGAAGGTGCCTGCACCCTCTTCAGTGAAGTAGGTCAGCGTAGAAGTCTCACCAGTGGTTCCACTGGTGAGAATGAAGCGACCGTTGACATGCTCGAAGGTGCCGCCGTCGATCTCTTCGTTGATCAGTTCAGCAACGTCATCGAAGCTGGTGGTGGTGCGGAAGTCCAGACTGGCAATGGTTTCCTCTACACCATCGATCTCCACGACGAAGGAGCCGTTGTCCACGGTCTGGAGTGTCTGCATCACCTGGGGTTCAGAAAGCTGAACGCCACGCAGACGGGCAGCAGTGGCAGCAACCGTCTCATCAGCACCCCGATGGAAGCCGACGATCAGCGAACCACCGAAGTTGACCGCATTGGGTTGCGTGCTGAAGAAGGTGCTGGCGTACTGTGACACCGCGCTGGACGTGCCCCAATCGGCTTCTACTGCCTGGGCGCTGCGATAGGCACGGAAGCGCTCAGCAGACGACAGAACGCCCTGCTCGCTCGTCATGACGCAGACAACGTTCATGTTGTCACGTGCCGCCGCCTGTCCCTCGGGAATCAGCGCGACGTTGATGATGTTCGTGATACTGGCAGTCATTGATAGACCCTCAATCCGACATTGTTTCAACAACCGCCGTATCAATCCTCAGAACATCAAGGGTGATAGACGGACTGTACTGAACGACAAGCTCCACTTGTACGCGATTGCCATACTGCTGACCAGTCAGGGCTTTAACGTCTGTGATCTGACTGGCACCACCTACGGTGATAGCATTCTGCTCTTGCAGGTCAAGTGCTTTATCAGATTTAAGCAACAGTTGCAATTTCTCTGCGTTATTGTATGCGTTAGTGCCGAAAAAATCTATTGTCACGGGGAGACGTACTCGGCTGGAAAGCGTCAGCTTCTCATCCACGCCATCATACTTTTCACCACGTGCTGTTGGCTGCCCTGGTGCAAGCGCGTCAATGGCGATGTAATCGCCGTCGAACCACTCACGCTCATCGTTCAAGCGACCAAGGCGGATCAGGTCTTCAGGGTGGGGCAGCAGGTCACGCACGACACGTGCCAGCAGGATCAAGGCAGGGTTCATTCCGTCACCTCGACAACAGGTCGCTTGGTGGCCTCGCAGACAGCTTCACAGTACCCGTAGTCCATCCAGTCCTGCACCTCGACCACCTTGTAATCAGCGCCGTTACGCTCCACAAGCTGACCAAGCGCCAGCAGCGTCTCACTGTGCAGGGTGATATGCGGCTGTGACCAATCCAGCGTGTCGGCATTCAACTGCGTCTTCTTGGTGGGCTGGACGACCGCCTGGATGGTCTGCCCTGTGACCACTTCCGTCTCCACGAAGTCCACGGTGGTCTTGGTCACAGTCTTGACCAACACCGGCTGCGTCCATCCCAACAAGGCGCTTGCGACGTTTGGCAACATCATTCAATGCTCCAGGTGATGGCGTTTCGCAGGATGCCAGACCACACCAGTGGTGTTGTCTTACCTGCTTCCGCCTTGATGAATTTGGTGCTTTCCGCCAGGGGTGCCCATTGACCATAACCATTATTGCGGAAAGCCGCCCTGCTGATATTGACCGCCTTCACGCCCACCAGCTCCATGGCATCGCTGGCGGATCGCTTACCTTCCAGCACCGCCCGGAATTGCAGACCAATGAAGTTGTTGATCTCATCGCGCTTCAGGTCGAACGGCATGCGCAGGAAAGAGCGTGCGGGCATCTTCTCAGTACCGTATTCATGCTGGGCACCAATCTGCATGATCGTTGCGCCGCCGCCATAGACTTGCTGACCCACCTTGTCAGAAGGTAAGCCAACTTTCACCGATGACTTGACCGCCTGTTCCAAGTTCTTCAGGTAGTCATCCATCATGTCTTTCGTCTGCTCAGGCGTCATGACACAAGTGTAGATGAAAAAAAGCCCCGTGGGGAGCGGGGCAAAGGGCACACAGCACGATCAAACAAAGTAGGCTCGTCGTCGGGTACTGGTCAGCATCAGGAACATCTGCCCGTACTTGGTGGAGCCAAAGAAGTCACTCAGGTTGCTGGTGTTGGCGCGGGACTCGAAGCTGACGGACACACTGCCGACTGATCGGCTGGACTCTTCCTTCACACTCGCCGCGCTTGGGCTGGATTGCAGCACCAGCAGGTGGGCAACAAGGTTCAAGACGATCTCCTTGTTGCACCCAGAATACGGTCTGCCATAGTAGCACGGCCACACCGATTCAAGAATGGGAAGGCGCTGATCGACAACGGCAGTGTCGAACTCAGGGAATCGTGCCTTGAAGTCATCGATCAGCGCCATGGTCACACCTCTTTCAGCACGCCGGTTTCAACGCCGCGCTTGATCTTCTTCATCAGGCGAGTGTTCTTCTTGTGGTCGGCAGTCAGCTCAACCACCTCACCTGACTTGATGAACAGCATGCCGCCAAGGTTCATGTCACCGGCTCGCATGTTCTTGATGCCGTGTTCCGGCTGCTTGGCCTTGGCACCACGGCGCTTGGGCGCTGGCGCTTGGGGCTGCTGGTTCTCTTCCGGCTGCTTGGCTTCTTCAGTCATGTCCATTCTCCATGAGGAAAAGCCCCTGTCTCCAGGGGCTGGTCAATTACAGGCCAGTGAGGATGAAACCACCGGTGTCTTCCAGCACGTCCAGGCCAGCAATGCGGTACTTGCTGTCTACCTGGAAGTCGAAAGACCCCAGCTTGATGATTTCACCGATGGTCAGCGGTTGCGGGATGCGCATCTTCATGACTTCCGTGTTGTTGCTGTACGCCACGGTAGCCGATGCACCGCCCACGTTGCCCGCCCGGAAGCTGGACATGAACACCACGTCAGGGAAGTTGGCACGCAGGGCAGCCAGGACAGACGAACTTCCAGCAGCGGTGTCCAGAATGCTGGCAGCCAGGTCGTTCAGCACTTCAGTGGAAGTGATGATGCGGTTGGCGCTGTATTCCGGGGTGTTGTTCACCGCGTTGCGCTGAGTAGTGATCAGGTCGGCGAACGCTTCGTACTTCTCCACGGCAGTCAGGGTGCTGATAGCGCCACCTGCACTGTCGCTGTCGAAGCCGCTGTAGTTCAGCAGACCCTCATTGCCGATACCGCCGACAAGGCCAATCTGATCCACTTCCCGCATGTAGATGCGGTTGTGAGCCTGAACGTAGCGCTGGGGCAGGTTGATACCCTGAAGCTCGGCTTCACGGATTTCAGAGTCCGTCCACTTGGAGTGGGACTCACGCTCCACCACCTTCAGGAAGGAATCTTCACCCGCCAGGCTGATCTTACCCTTGTTGTCGGACGCATCACCGCTGGTGGTGAAGCCGCCAAGGTCTTGCAGACGCAGGGACTGGATGCGACGTGCGTAGCCACCGGAGTTGTCCGCTTCGATGCCGGAGTTGATCAGCGCCAGTTCGGGATACTTCTTCTCGAAGATGCGCGGATCAATCGCGGTCAGGTTGCGAGCCAGCACGTTGCCAGCGTAGGCATCGGTGAAGCCTCGCTTGCTTGCCGAATCGCAGAACGCCTCAAAGGAGGCCAGGTCATACAGGTTGCCGAGTTTCATTACGCGCCCCCTTCGATGGTGATGTTGACGTGACCAGCCAGGTCGATCAGCCACACGCCGTCTTGAACTTCTTCGATGAATTCCGCACTGGTCGGCACGTCAGTGTCATCAGCGGTGGCTTCACCGGTGGCGTTATCCACATAGACACGTCCGAATTGCGCGGGGGTTTCACCCTCAGCCACACGCACGGTCACAGGACCACGACGCACATACTCCACCTGACCATACAGGTCGGCGTCCACCGTACCTTCGTCTTCGACAGGGGCAGCCGGGTTGCGCAGCACCACACCGGCGAGAACAGGTTCGGCGGTTTCGTCCAGGTTGGACAGCACACCATTCAGAAGCTGAGCGAAGCGCCCCACCAGCAGACCGTCTTCGAATTCACGCGCAGTGAGAATCAGGTGACTATTACCCCAGCGCTCACCAGCGCCTACTTTTTGCGGATCGTCAAGGTATCCAGTTCCGAAAGCCATGATTACAGCTCCTTGTCAGCGATGGATGAGAATTTACCGGCACTCGGTGAAGCATCGCCGAAGGTGCGCAGGTCAGAACCGGTCTTCTTCAGCAGCTTGAAGGCAACCGACAGTTCAGCGTCGGAGAAGTCCTGCTTGCCGTGTTCGACCGCCAGGGCATCACGCATGATCTGATCGGTGGTCTTACCGGTGAAGCAGTAAGACTCATCAACGAAGGTCTTGGCCTTCTCGATTACCTCAGTGTGACGCTTGAGCGCGGACGACAGTGCGTCCTTGAACTCAGCGGTATCCGTCACAGGGACAGACGGCTTGTCTTCATCTTCCATCGGCTCTTCCTCACCGGCTTCATCCAGAGCGGGTTCCTCGCTGGTCGGTGCCGGGGCACCACCCATGGAAACGATTTCTTGCAGGGTCGGCATGATCTCCTGCAACTTGTCCATCGGCACAGACTTCAGGGCTTCAGGTAGCTGCTGCGCAATCTCAACGATCTGTTGCAGGTTCGGCTGACCTTCGGCGTCCACGAAAGCCTTGTGCAGTTCCGGTTGATCCCCGGCTTTCTGCTTGTCTTTCATCGGTTCTACCTCGGTTGGTTGGCGGTCAAGAAAAGAGCAGGCCGAACCACAGCGGCCAGCCGGTACAACAGCCAAGTGATGCGGCTGAATGTTGGTTTGCTCAAAGTCGAAGCGCTCATGTGGCACCAGATTGGCATTGTAGCCCAGCGACAGTTGCCGCTTTCCAGTTTGCAGCGCTCCAGTTATGGCGTCAGTGATCTTAACACGATTGCGCAACGCCAAGTGTGACGCCGTGCTTTCGTCAATGAAGTCGATGATTTCGGAGTCCAGCACCGAACCGACAGGGTTGTGAACGTCCTCTCCCACGGTGACATGCTCGTCAGTGAGGGGCACGCCCGCCATGGCAGCGTTGGCGCGTGCGATGGTAGCCGGGGAGCGATAGACGGTGAACGTCTTGTCAGCAGGCTCCATGCCCAGCTCAGCGCCGAGGTACTCCAGGACACCATCACGCACAGACACCGCCGTCTTCTCCTGATCGTTCCAGGTGACGGAATCAGCGAATGTGCCAATGAGGATTTCAGACATGAGTGCAGCGCCAAATTAGTTTACATGAGTCTAAGTGTATGGTAACGGAGCGTCAAGAACAACCACTGCGTGAATCGTCCCATGGCGTCAATCCTCTACGACTTCTAACCAACCAGACACGTTTTCAACTGGCATTCCGTACCCGCCTGTCTGGCTCCACATCATCTCACCTTCACGACGCATCACCTGCCAGCAACCAGAATCACAGTCTCCAATTCGCTCACTGATGGTTGACCGTCTTAAATTGTTGCGGATCAGAACCCATTTTCCTTCTGGTGGTTCACCAACATTCCACCCCAATCGTACCGATCGCCCAATTCCATCGGATATCGAAAAACAGTGTGGAACTCAGAAATAACAGCCCTGTCATCATCGTGGCAAAGCCAGCCCCCATCATGAGCCATAGCGAAATTTGTTGAAACATGTCAATCCTCTTCTTCGTCTTCGAGTATGTACCGGGCTGTACAGCGGCAGTTGTAATCCACGCCAGGAATCAGATACTCACCGTCCATGCTGCTGTACAACCCTTCCGCCAGGTCGAATTCTTTCCCGTCTCGATCCCGGTGAGAAGGACGCACCGTGTCATCATCGGCGGTTTCCCAGATGGCCTTCTTGATGCCCAACTTCTGCACCCTGATTTTACTGGTGATGCTGTTGAAGTTCTGAATCTGGTTGTGAGCAAGAAACTTCGCGTGACCCTTGCGCTTCTCGGCAACGTTTCTGAACTGCTCCATGACGTTTTCCAGACTGTCACCGGTCGTCATCGCGTGGAGCGTGTTGGTGGTGAACTGCTCCAAGGTTTCATCACGCAGCTTCTTGACCCACTCTGACGTTTCCGTCATGAGCGCATTCAAGGTATAGGTCATGCCCTCACGGGCTGCCAGCGCCGTGGTGCTAATCCCAATGGCGTTCTCTACTGCCCGGTAGAGCTGCTGCTGTGCGCGACGGTCAGTTTTACGCAGCGTGTCACGCACCATGGCTTCAATGCGCTCATTGTCGAACTGGCGGCGAATCTTCCGCCGTGTCTGATTCGACAGCTTCAACAGCACGCGGGCATAATTGCCCGTCTGCGCATCCTCGAATTTCTCCACGGTGGACTTGTTCAGCTCTTTGAAGACGTTGTTCTCAAAGCGCTGGGTAATCTGCTCCACCATGAATTCCAGCATGTCCGCCAGCTCATTCTCCTGGGCACGCGGACTGCCAGGCTGCTTGATCTCTTTAGGCATCGGGGAACATCTCCTTGAAGCGATCCTTCACGATGACTTCGTACCGATCCAGGTAGTGGCGGTAGTCTTCCCCCATCTCCCACAGGAACCGAGCATTCTGGATCGCGGCTGTCTCGAACTCCATGCGCTCCAGCGCCGTGCCGCCTTGGTTCTCTGCGAACTCGGCAGGCTCCTCCATGCCGCACGCCTTCAGAAGCTGGCAGATAGGGTCAAGCAGATAGTCGAACTGAAGGTTCTCAATGGTGTCCTGGAACGTCTGACGCTCATTGTCACCGCTGCTGTTCAGACCCTTGACGTTCTCCCCCACCAGTACAGACAACGGGATACCCGTCACCATGGCGAGACGACGCAGGGTGATCTGATCCACGTCAGCCAGGTTGGTGAGCGCCTGGGCGACACTGATCACATCATCTTCAGAATCAATGATGCCGTCGCCATAGATCGAACGCAGGTCAGCCAGCTTGCTGTAGTAGTCGATCAGCTCACGATCCTGACCCGCTGCCAATGACTCCTTGAAACCCTTGATCTTGTGGAACACCGTGGCGTTCTTCTCCACGATGGCCCCGCTGGCGCGTTCTACCACACCATCATTGATGATCTGGTTGCGGATCAGCTCGAACTCACTGACGCCGCCGTACTTGTACAGCGCTGCATCCTGCTCAGCAGGCTCGACGTAGGTAAAGTCGATGACGCGGGTATGGTGGAAGCTATGACCGTTGACCACGTAGTAGCGGGGCTTCATGTACCGCTCTTCCGTGAGGTCAATGCTCACGTCCATCGCGGTCACCATGTCGCCGCTGAACACACTCAGGCGTGTTCGACTCAGGTCAACAGGCCGGGTGCGCGGGGTGTGCAGGTCTTCACCGCGCTCATTCAGGATGATGATGCCTCGCCCAAACGCCAGCATGAACTTCACAGCCCGCTTCACAGCCCGCTGAAGCTGTTCTTCATATAGCAGCTTCTGCTTGTCGTCAGCGAAGGTCAGGGTGTCATTGAGTGCGTAGCCCGTCTTCAGACGAACAATCTTGCTTCCCAACCCGGTGACCAGCATCGCCCGCATCTCGGAATCATGCATCCGGTTGCGTTCAATGACGTTGGTGGTTTGCGCACTCCGCCGATTGATCAGGTGATTCACTACCGCAGTCAAGCCGTCAAGAAATCTCATAGCAGTTTCCCGTAATTGATGTTAGTCCCCTTCATGATCGGCTCCAGGGCATAGCGCAGTGCGTCAATGAAGTGGTTGTTGCTGTCCACTATAGTGTCCAGCACATCACCGGACAATCTATCGACCTTGTAGCTGTACAGCCTGAACTCACTGATCGTCTGCTTACACCGAGGGTGAATCACGACTTCATCGAAGCTCTTGATGAAGGCAATCCCGTCTTCCACGCTCCCCTTGCCTTTCTCGCAAGCACGCGCCCTGGGTAACCCGTTGCGCTTGATGTAGCTGATCGACTCAGGGCGGGCATTGTCGCAGCGAATCACGGACTTCTCTATGCCTGGTATCCCTTCAATCAGATAGTCCGCTGTGTCGTCCAGCTCCAGCCCCGTGCGCCCTGCCTCATATTCGATGTAGAGCTTTCGACCATGCACCCATGCCTTGATCCCCGCCGTGGGGTCTTGACTGAAGCCGAAGTCCAGCCCGTGGTATGGTCCATCCCACAGCTTCTGATGCGGCTCGAATTCTTCAACGCGGTACTTGCCCGCGAATATCTGTGCGTCTGTCCGGGACAGGTACTTGCCTTCCCAGATGTGCGCATAGGTGGCGTCATCGAACGTGCGCAACTGCTGCTGACGCAGTTCTTCCAGCTCCTGGGGGAAGAACGGGTTGTGCCAGTAGTTCATCTCCACGATGTTGGAGCGCGGCGGTGACGCCTTGATGAATCGTTTGTCCACCGGTGAGCTGTCAGTGCGCGGGTTCCAGATAACCCATATTTCCGACTTGGGCGCACGGATGGTGGGTTCCAGATCGATCCAGCTTGCTTCAGGTACGTCTTCCGCTTCTTCAATGATGCAGATGTCGATTTGCGCCATGGACTTGATGCTACCCATATTGTGACGCAAACCACGGAAAATGAATTCCGTCCCGTTGTGACCCCTGATGTAGTCGATCCCCACATCGTAGGCAGCCGCTAACCATGGCTCTGACGCAATGGCGTTTTTCAGCTCAGCGTGAAACGACTCCTTGATGCTTACCTGGAACTCACGGGTACACAAAATTCGCAGCTTCTCAGCGTATCCGAACACCGCTGCCATCTTGGCGAAGTTGAATGACTTCCCGCTGCCCCGTCCACCATAGGCAGCGCGGTAGCGCAACGCTCCACGTGCTGGCGCGAAGATCGGAACCAGCTTACGCGGGAGTTTAATCTGTGCTGTCGTCATCGGCTGCCACAATCTGGATGGTGGTGGGCTGGGGAGTCATGGAGCCGTCACCGCTGCGCAGGTCGAGAATCTGCTTATCCAGGCCAACCAGCTTCGCCTTCCCCATGGTGGCACTGACGGCAGCGCCCGTTTGAGGCGTCTCAGCACCAAGGGCAATCTTCCTTGCTTCCTCCAGCTCAGCCAGTAATGAATCCACGGTCACCAGATTGCGCTCCCGTGCTGCCTCGCGGATCGTCTCTATCCTTGCCTTAATCTTGCCGTGCTCCAGAAGGTCGTGCGCACGACGATACACCGTGTCAGGTTTCATCCGACTGGCGTCATAGGCTTCCCGATACGCTTCAGCAGCGCTGCCCAGCTCCACGTAGAGCTGAGCGAATTTCTCCTGTTTTGGTGTCATCACCGCATTCCTCTGTAAATGTCAATAGTCTACACCGGGTTAGGTGCCGGGAGCCAATGTAAAAGCCCGCAGGTCGGGTGGTGAGGTGCTAGCATACCTTTGTGTAAGCACCTACCAACCAAAAATTCTTTAAAAATCAATAAATTAATACCTACTAGATAACTACTTACAATACCTATACTACAACCTTACTTGATATAAACTACTGATATATAACGGTTTTTTGTGTTTTACAGTCGATGTTGTTTATAACACTGAGCCAACCAAGCCAAAGAGCAGCACCGCGTTTAATCTCTAGGGTTGGAGTAGGAAAAACACCCTCAACCTGAACTGTGATCTTGAAAATCATCGAAAAATCCTTGCACATCAAAGCCTTATTCACAGGTCAGGTTGAGTTTTACACTACCTTTACTGCAAAATTTTTCGTTCATTTTGATACAGTCTCCACAGCTTGCCGCCGTCTAAATTTTCGTATTCCCTCAAATTTCGGATGATCCAGACCCAAATTTGACGCTTTCCTGTAAAAATCCGAATTTTTTTCGTCCCTCCAAGTCCGCGCAAAAGCAGACCTGCTTTCACTGGGGTAATGCCAGGGATGATGCCGTTCAGCGTTTCCACCGCATCACTGGCAGTCACAAGGTCATTCACAAAGCATCCCGCCTTCCAGTCAATCAGCGCCCGAACGGCTTCAATATCCGTGCTGCGCTTCTTCATTCGCAAGTGATCACCGTTGTCTGTGCGCTTGATGGTGATACCACGCTCACCGTTGGCCTTTGTCCAGAGCATCCCGGAAAACTTTTTGCCCGTCCTGTGCCCGTACACCATGGCGGCGTTGTAAGCGTTCCCTGTGAAGTCCTGCCCCGAGAACGACACAGCGTCTCCGAATTCCATCTTGGTGAAAGGGTAAATAGGGTCACGCCCTGCCGTCCGTCCGTCCGTCTCAGGCGCTTGCCATTCGCTCAGCACGTTACCGCGCTGTCTTACCCGCTGTAGATTCCACTTCCCGTCTGGTCGCTTCTTGACCCCAGCCCGCTTCATGAGAATTGCTGTCTTTCGAAGAGTAGTCCCGCCATCGATCTCCAATACACCATCCATGGCGTCAAGGGTGCTGATCGCGTCCACATCAAACGGTGGTTCGCGTAGCTGGATCATGGACTTCAGTTTGTCTTGCATGATGATTCCTCCTGTTATCGAATCAGTATAAACCTATGCTACACCCAAGCACAAAAAAGCCCGCCGAAGCGGGCTGTCTTCATCGCACCATTCGTAATCCCACACCGGCTGCCAGGGCCGCTAGCAGCGCTAGCAGCGCCTCCCCCATCACAGCCGCCCCAACCCCCAGGGGGAACGCCATCATCATGCATATACCCACCAACAGCGTCCTGCCGCCGAAGCGCTTGCGTCTGTACCAGTGCAGACCCAGACCAAACAGGAGCCCTGCAATCGCCAACACCACACCGTCAGGCTGCTCCACTTGCAGCTCCAGGATCGCCAGCGCCAGACCCACCCCCATCATGCCCGCTTGAATGATCATTCGTTGTCTCCTTGATACCCGGTTGCTTCAGCAGGTGCTGTCTCAATGATCTGTTTCAAGATGGGCTTCCACACGCGCCACCACTTGAGCGCATCGCGCCCATCCATCTCCAGAATCCGTTTGTCGTCAAACTCCCACCAGTCGGCAATGGGGTGGCGCTGGCAGCCGATTTGCATCACATCGACCGTGTAAGTCACCGGGTACTGTTCGCAGAACACGGATTTGATGTGAGTCATGTTGCCATTGCAGCCCCAGAGATTAGCGCCCCAGAGATTAGCGCCCCTGAGATTAGCGCCCCAGAGATTAGCGCCCCAGAGATTAGCGCCCCTGAGATTAGCGCCCCTGAGATTAGCGCCCCAGAGATTAGCGCCCCTGAGATTAGCGCCCCAGAGATTAGCGCCCCTGAGATTAGCGCCCCTGAGATTAGCGCCCCTGAGATTAGCGCCCCTGAGATTAGCGCCCCAGAGATTAGCGCCCCAGAGATTAGCGCCCCAGAGATTAGCGCCCCTGAGATTAGCGCCCCTGAGATTAGCTTGCTCACCTGATTCACTGTCCCCATCGAGCCATGCTGCGTGCTTTTCCAGAATGCTGTTAATATCCATTGCAGTGTACCTCCAAGTCTTTGTAGTTCGGCCAGTGACCGTCGCATACCATCTGCTGGTAGTGTGCTGCTTGCTGAACTTCATCCTGGTAGTCCATTTCCCCTACCAGTCCAAACGCGGTCAGCAATCCCGCGATGATCAGAAATGCTTTCATGTGTGCCTCCCGTGTTGCTGTATTTGCATTGTGGTACAAAGTACAACAAGGGTCAAGCACTTTTTTCAATCAGAAACGCAAGGCAGCACATCGCATGCGCCAGGTGAGGTAATCCGCTTTCCCGGTCCATCACCTCTCCAGCACGATACGCATTGATGTGACGCATCGCGGCTGCCATGTAGCGCCGCTCCAGATCATCTACCATTGACCAGTTC